GAGACTTCTTAGCTATTAACTCAGACTTTTACCTTAAAAATATCCCCCAAATCCTATCAGCAGACGATTACGAAAATCTTTGGAAAAAGTGGGGTAGTGAATCTAACGGGTATGAAAATATGATGTATCATGCTCTTAAAGATAAACAAGGTGTTCATTACGATTATGAATTTGAACAGCATGTTTTGGATACCTTTTACCATGAAGATTTTTCACGTGTAGAATATTTTACAATTTTACCTACTAATAAAGAAAATACAATAGCTTCATTTATTAGAATATCTAATGCTAAAGAAAATAAGATAATCAAAACTTATCTTTTAGATTATGATTTAGAAGTTTTAGTAGACACAATAGAAGTTCACAATAAAATTGACCATTACAAACTTTTACCGTATATTCAAGGTCAAAAGATTAAATTTGAAATATACGACTCTAAAGGATTGATAGAAACTAAAATATTTTCTGTAGAAAATTTAGAACAAAACGGATTATTTACTATTAAATGAAAATTTGCCAAGTAAACCCAGGTTGTGGAATCCCTGTACCCCCTCCAGGATGGGGTGCGATTGAAAAAATCGTATGGGAATTTACTTGTAATTTAAAAGAACTTGGACATGAAGTAGATATTCGTTGGGCAAATGAAATTCAACCAGGTGAATACGATATTGTAATGGTTCACGTTGCTAATCTAGCTATTCAATTAGCTGATAGAGGTATTCCATATATTTTTCAACACCATGATCATCATGCCTACGTGTATGGTAAAGATTCTTATGTTTATAGAGAAAATTTACAAGCTATGGAACGTTCCTTATTATCTATAGTTCCTGCTCGTTATTTAGTAGATTATTTTGATACAGATAAAGTAGAATATTTTTCACATGGTGTAAATACTTCTGAATTTTACCCAATTAATCCATCTTTACACCATAAATTATTAATGGTAGCTAACAATGGGTTAGCTGGTAATTCTAGCCATGATAGAAAGGGATTTGAATTAGGAATTAAATTAGCTATGACCTTTAATCTACCTATTACTATAGCAGGTCCTACTAATAATTCAAATTTCTTTAATAATAATCTTTGGGTGCATGGTTACCCTAAATTAAACATTATATATGATGTTTCTCCACCAGATTTAGTTAAACTTTATCAAGAACATACTATTTTTATTCACCCAAGCGAGGTAGAAGCAGGACACCCTAATTTAACTTTAGTTGAAGCCGCTGCTTGTGGTTTGCCTACTGTAGGATGGATTGAAATGGAAACTGATTTTAATGGTATGTGGAGAACTCCTCGTGACTTGCCTAAATTAGTAGAGGGATTAAAATATGTAATTACTAATTATGAAAAATGTCGAGCAGATATTTTACAAACTGCTGATGATTTATCTTGGTATAATCGAAGTAAAGATTTAATTAAACTATTTAAACGTTTTGTATGAAAGAAGTATTAATTCAAGAATATAATAATACTGAATTTTTAAGAATCCCTAGTATTACCCCTAAAAATACAATAATTTATAATTTTATAGATGGGGCTACTTGTGAAATTAATGGTCCTGTTTCTAAAAACTATAATGTTAAATTCTTTAACGGATCTACTAGTGAGTTAATCCACGAAACTGTTATATCTAACAATATGTGGACTCGTACCTCAGCAAAATATTTTGTAAAATGGAGAATTGAGGTATATGATAATGATACCAAAGAATTAGTAGAAATATATAATTATAATGCTAAAGGAAAAAGAGTATACATCCATATTGATTCTACAGCATTAGGTGATTCTTTGGCGTGGTTTCCATATGCTGATGAATTTAGAAAACACCATAATTGTGAAGTTGTTGTTTCCACTTTCCATAATGAATGGTTTAAAGATAACTATCCCGAGTTAGAATTTGTTGAACCCGGTACTGTAGTAGAAAATTTATATGCTATGTACGGCGTAGGTTGGCATTATATCGATAAAGAATTAGATAAAAATAAACATCCTAAAGAAGTAAAGACTATGCCTATGCAACAAACTTCTACTTCAATTTTAGGATTACCTTATAAAGAAATAAAACCTAAACTTACATTCCCTGTAACTGAACCTGCTATTCCAGGTGACTATGTTGTAATCGCTCCTCATGCTTCAGCCCATGCTAAGTACTGGAATAATCGTAAAGGATGGCAAGAAGTAATTAATTACTTAAATAGTAAGGGGTATAAAGTAGTAATGATTACAAAAGAACCATTAGGTAATGAGTGGCATGATTCTAAACTATATGGTACTTTAGAAGGAGTAATTGATAAAACTGGAGAATATCCTTTAGAAGATAGATACAATGATATACATCATGCTAAGGCTTATATTGGCCTAGGTAGTGGTTTAAGTTGGTTAGCTTGGTCAACCCCTACTCCAATTATTTTAATTTCAGGATTTTCTAAACCGTATACTGAATTCCAAAACTGTGAAAGGATATTTGATTATACTCCAAGTTTGTGTACAGGCTGCTTTAATAAGCATTGGTTAGACCCAGGTGATTGGGAATGGTGCCCTGAACACAAAGATACTATTCGCCAATTCGAATGCACCAAAAATATTCAATCACAAAAAGTAATTGATGCTTTAAATAAAATTCTTAATATTTATTGATATGGAAAAAAAAGTTTTAACCCAAGAAGAACTTACACAATTAAGAGATCTTCAATCTCGACAAAATGATATTTTAGTTAGTTTAGGATCTGTAGAATATAGAATTACTTTACTAGAACAAAATAAAGAAATATTAAAAGCTCAAGTGCTAGAGATTGAAAAATTAAATAGTGATTTAGGAGTTGAGTTAACTCAAAAATATGGTAGTGGAAATCTTGATTTAGAAACTGGAGAAATTACTATAGAGTAATTTTCTGCTTTTCAGTTATATTTAATGGTTTTATAAAGACTTTTGAAAAAAAATTACATATTTATAATAAAACTAAAAATATAACTTGCAATGGCAGAAACTTTAATTTCACCTGGGGTATTAGCTAGAGAAAATGACAGCTCATTTATCACGCAACAGCCTGTAACTGTAGGAGCAGCTATTATAGGTCCAACTGTAAAAGGCCCTGTAGAAATTCCTACCGTAGTTACTACTTATTCTGATTATTTGAATAAATTCGGTAGTACCTTCTTAAGTGGTGGTCAAGAATACAGCTACCTTACTCAAATAGCTGCTTACAATTATTTCCAACAAGGTGGTCAAACCTTACTAGTAGCCAGAGTAGCCTCAGGCTCATTTACTTCTGCAACTGATACTGGAATTTATTCTTCTGATGAAACTGGTGTATTAGCTACTGGTTCTTTTTCAAGTTCAATTACTACTAACGTTTCAGCTTCTGCAGGTACTTATAATAACGTAGCTACTACTACTAGTGGCACAGGTGTTGGAGCTACATTTAACGTAGTAATAGCAAACCCAAGTGGTAGTGTAGTATCAAGCATTCTAGTTTCAGGTTCAGGTACTGGTTACAATATTGGTGACACACTTACTATTGCTTCTTCTTCTTTAGGAGCTTCTACTTCTTTAGGTACTAACTTAGTAATTACTTTAACAGCAGCTGATATAGTAAGTGAAGTAGCCTTTACATTAAAAACTATCTCTGAGGGTATTATTATGAACAGCTATAGTACTGAAGGTGCTAATGGTACTTTACCAAGTGGTTCAGCGGATAACGTAAGATGGCAGATTTTAAATTCTAACACATCTTCAGGAACTTTTGATCTTTTAATTAGACAAGGTAACGATACTGCTACTGAGCCTATCGTATTAGAAACTTGGACTAACTTATCACTTGACCCAACCCAACCAAACTTTATCTCTAGAGTAATTGGTGATAGTTACCAAACATACAATTCAAATGAAAACTATGTAGAAGTTTTAGGTAACTTCCCTACTAATTCTAGATACGTTTACGTAAGTGCTGTAAATAACCCTACTCCATATTATTTTGATAATAACGGAACTCCAAAAGCACAATATACATCTTCACTTCCAATTAACGCAAGTGGTTCATTTGATGGAGCTTTAGGAAGCATTTTAACTGGTACTGGTAAGTATTACAATAATATTAGCAGTACTGATACTCAAGGTTTAGTAGGAGCTAATTACAACAACATGATAGCTTTAATGGCTAACCAAGACGATTACAGATTTAATGTAATTTCAGTCCCTGGTTTAACTGTTGCTGATAATACTTCTCAAACTACTAATTTAGTAAATAACATTCAATCTAGAGGTGATGCTATTGCAGTAATAGATACTAGAGAGTTTGGAGCCTCAATCTCAGAAGCTACTACTTCAGCACTTACAATTAACAGCTCATATGCCGCAACATACTGGCCATGGTTACAAACCATTGATCCAGGTACTGGTCAATTAGTATGGGTACCAGCTTCAACATTAATTCCGGCTGTATACGCGTTTAATGACAGTGTATCTGAACCATGGTTTGCACCTGCCGGAATCAATCGCGGTGGATTAGATACTGTAGTAAGAGCCGAAAGAAAACTAAGCCAAAATAACCGTAACGATCTTTACACAGGTAATGTAAACCCAATTGCAACATTCCCAGGTACTGGAGTTGTAGTATACGGTCAGAAAACATTGCAGAAAAAATCATCTGCACTTGATCGTGTAAACGTTAGAAGATTGTTAATCGCCCTTAAGTCTTACATCTCTCAAGTAGCTAATAATTTAGTGTTTGAACAAAACACAATTGCTACAAGAAACCAATTCTTAAGCCAAGTTAACCCATATCTTGAATCAGTTCAACAACGTCAAGGTTTGTATGCGTTTAGAGTAATTATGGATGATTCCAACAACACTCCAGACGTAATCGATAGAAACCAATTAATTGGTCAGATCTATCTACAACCAACTAAGACTGCTGAATTCATTTACCTAGACTTTAACATCTTACCAACTGGAGCTACTTTCCCAGCATAAGAGTTGTAATTAACAATATTTATAATAAAATAAATAATATAGCAAAATGGCAGTATTAGACCCAAATGAAATATTTTTCACAGCGTTTGAACCAAAACAAGCGAACCGCTTTATCATGTACATAGATGGTATTCCATCTTACACAATCAAAGCAATTTCAGCTGTTACTTTCGAACAAGGTGAAGTAGTACTTAACCACATTAACGTGTACAGAAAGGTTAAGGGTAAAACCACTTGGTCAGATTTAACAATGACGTTATTTGATCCAATCACCCCTTCTGGAGCACAAGCTGTAATGGAATGGGTACGTTTACACCACGAATCTGTAACAGGTAGAGATGGTTACTCTGATTTCTATAAGAAAGATTTAACTATCGATGTTTTAGGTCCTGTAGGTGATATCGTTTCTGAATGGGTAATCAAAGGAGCATTTATTAAGGGTGGTAACTTTGGTGAATACAACTGGGATACAGAAAACACTGCTATCAACCTATCATTAACACTTGGTATGGATTACTGTGTATTGAACTTCTAAGAAGTTTTTTACAAAAATTAAATTTGAGCTTGGCTTTGCCAAGCTCTTTTTTTATATTATATTTATAATAGACAAACTAGTTTTATTAAATAAAAATTTATGAGTGAATTTAAAATCCCAACAGAAATAGTTGAGTTACCTTCAAAAGGTTTATTATACCCAGAAGGAAATCCTTTAGCAGAAGGAAAGGTAGAAATGAAGTACATGACTGCCAAAGAAGAAGATATTCTTACAAACCAAGCTTACATCAAACAAGGTGTTGTATTAGATAAACTATTACAATCTCTTATTGTAACTAAAATCAACTACGATGATTTAATTATAGGTGATAAAAACGCACTTATGGTTGCTGCTCGTGTTTTAGGTTATGGTAAAGATTACGATTTTGTTTACGACGATGAATCTTATGTAGTTGATCTATCTACTATTGATAATAAACCTTTTGACGAATCATTAGTTACTAAAGGAGTAAACGAATTCGCTTTTACCCTCCCCAATTCAGGAGTTGATGTAACATTTAAAATCTTAACCTCAGCTGATGATAAAAAAATTGATGCTGAATTAGCTGGTTTAAAGAAAATTAACAAAGATTCCTCACCTGAACTATCAACTCGTCTAAAATATATTCTTACCTCAGTTGATGGTAATAGAGAAGCTAAAACTATCCGTGAGTTTGTAGACAATAATCTACTAGCCCGCGATTCAAGAGCACTAAGAGAATATATCCGTCAGGTTCAACCAGATGTTAATTTAATATTTACTACAAATAGCGGTGGGGAGGTCGCTATACCAGTGAATCTTAGCTTTTTTTGGCCTGACGCCTGAGGTAGCTCCCCAAGTTAGAATGAATTTATTCACCCAAATCCATGAAATAGTGTTTCATGGTAAGGGTGGTTATGACTGGGAAACAGTCTATTCTATGCCTATATGGTTAAGGAAATTTACTTTCTTTAAAATACAAGAATTTTATAGTGAAGAATCTAAAGCTACTGAGCAAGCAAGTCAAGGTAAAAACAAAACAACAGCTGTTGATTCTTCAGGTAAAGTAAATACTCCAGCGTTTGCTGGTGCTTCTAAACCATATAGTAAAATAAGTTATAAGTAATAATATTTATAACAAATATTCATTTGAATGGCTAACGAATTAGAGAATTATCAAAAACGCATTGAGGCTGCCTTAAAGCTTGAAAAACTTGATAAAGATAGAAAAAGACGTCTTCAAGAAGAATATGAAGCTTTAAGAAAGAACAATGCTACTGTTGAAGAATTTAGAGCTTTATCTGAAGATATCAATACTATTATTGATACCATTTCAGATAATCTAGATTATGTAGCTAAATCATTTGCTGATTCCGTATCTGACCTTACAAAAGGTAAAAGTTTACTTAATGCTCAAAAATCAGCCTTAGATAAATTATCAAGTATTGCTCGTGAAACTTTAAGTATTAGAAGAGGTGATAGCGATTTAGATGATAAAAAGTTTAAAAGATTACAGGAACAAGCACGTCGTCAAACTGATATTTTAAGAACTACTCGAGATCAATTAGCTACCCAAGGAAAATCTACTGCCGAGATAGAAAAACAAATACAGGACACCCAGCTTCTTAAAGATGGGTTTGGTGCTGTTTTAAAAGTAAACGAAGAAGTTGAAAAAAAGTTAGGTTTTATACCTCAATTAGCCGAAGGTATTGATAAAGCACTTTCTAAAATAGGATTACCTTCACTTGGATTTGCTGATGCTGTAACAGAAACTAAAAGATTAGCACAAGAAGCAGATGCTGCTGGAATTAAATTTAATGTAGCCAACACTTATGCAGGTTTACTAAAAAATAATTTAGTTGAAGCCCTCTCCCCAGCTAATTTAATTCAATCAGCGGTATTAGGGATAGTAGATGCCCTATTTGCTTTAGATGAATCTACAGGAAAATTAGCTAAAAACTTTGGCATTTCCTATGCTGAAGCTTCAGGGCTTTCAAATGAACTAAATTCAGCAGCTAATAATGCATATTTACTGAATGTTACTACCCAGGGTTTAGTAGATTCTTTTACTACTTTAAATAATGAATTTGGTACATTTGGGCAGATTAGCGAAGAATCCTTAGCAACCTTTCAAAGATTAACTAAAGAAGCAGGATTATCTAATGAAGCCGCTATTGGTTTATATAAAACTAGTATTTTAACTGGTGGAGAATTAGAAGATAATACTAAAGCATTCTTAGGTGAAGCCAAAGCAATCTCAGATGCTAATGGGTTAGCTTTAAACCAAAAACAAATTTTAGAAGAAGTTAAAAATGTTTCTTCTGCTACTTTACTTACTTTAGGAGGTCAACCTGGAGCATTAGCTAAAGCTGTAGTAAAAGCTAAAGCATTAGGTGTTTCTTTAGAACAAGTAGAAAACATTTCTAAATCTTTACTTGATTTTGAAAGTTCCATTTCAGCAGAACTAGAAGCTGAATTATTAACAGGTAAAAATCTTAATTTAGAAAAAGCAAGGTTAGCAGCTTTAAATGGAGATATAGCTACAGTTGCTGAAGAAATTGCTAAACAAACCGGTTCAGCAGCAGACTTTACTGAAATGAATGTTATTCAACAAGAAGCTTTAGCAAAATCTGTTGGAATGACACGTGAAGATTTAGCTAAATCTTTAATAGAAAGAGAAGCAATAGCTAAACTCTCAGGAGTTGAAGGTAAAACTGCTCAAGAAAGATTTAATAATTTAGTTAAAGAAGTAGGTTTAGAAGAAGCTAAAAAACGTTTAGGTGATGAACAACTAGCTAATCAGTTAGCAGGTCAATCAGTTCAAGAAAGATTTACAGCTTCTATAGAAAAATTAAAAGAAGTATTTGTTTCTATAGCCGAACCTTTACTTCCTATATTAGATATATTTGGTAAAATAGCCGAAGCTGTAGCTCCTTTAGCAGGATTTATAGGACAAATTGTTAAATATACTATAGAACTTGGCAAATATTTACTCCCAGTATATGCCGTATATAAAGGAATTTTATTAATTCAACAAAGAGGATTACTTCAAGCCCAAGCCGCAGCTGCTCTTAATAAGTTAGGTTTAATTACTGATAAACAAAAACTATTTTATCAATCCAGATTAACATATTTTGAAAATGTTAAAAAAGGGACAGCTGAAAAGAATTTAATTCTAGAAAATGCTAGTATAGTAAATTCCCTAAAAAAGAATACATTAGCTGCTATAGCAGTAGTTCATGAAAGAATGGCTAATGTGCAAAAAAATATAAGCTTAGCTGTTGAAAATGCTGTACTAGCTGTAAAACAAAGAGGTATATTAGCTACTATAAAAGATATATTTTTCCAAGGTTTAGCTAGAGCTAACAAATTAAAAAATATGTTAGTTGATGTTGGTTCTTTAGCACTTAGTGCTGCTAAAGCAGTTGCCGGTATTCCTATTATAGGCCCAGTTTTAATGGCAGGTGCTCTTGCTGGAGCCACAGCTTTAGGTATAGGAATATACAATCGTTTTAAAGGAGATGATGTTGTTTCTCCAGGATATGGTAAACGTACTTTGTTAGCTCCTGAGGGTGCTATTGATTTAAACGATAAAGACACGGTAATAGCCGGTACTAACTTAGGAGGTAAAAACCAATCAGCAAATGCCCCATCCTCACCTTCAATTAATTTATCCCCGTTAATTGAACGCATGTCTGCTGTAGAAAATTTATTAGGACAAATTCTAAGCAAAGAAGGTACAGTATACCTTGACGGTAATAAAGTAGGTACAGCTATGGCTATGGGTACTTATAAAACTCAATAAGTTTTTAATATTTATAAATAAAACAACTATGGGACTATTAGACAAATTAACACAACAAGGTTCAGTATTGACTCCTTATGATGGTAAAACTCCAAAAGTTAATCCACTAGCTACTAAGCAATCTAAATTACATGCTGATGGTAGCCAAGCAGGATATTCTTTAGATGGTTCAGCTGCTTCTATTGTATCTAACGATTATACTGCGTATAATGATGGTTACAATAATGCTTTACCACAACCATCACAATTAGACCTTAACGGAAAAACTCCATCTAAGTATTTAGACAATCCTCCAGGATAATAATAAATGCCTTTAATAAATTTAGTAACTGATCTTAAAAGCCTCAAGTACGGTAAGGATACCCCTGGAGGCGGATATAGTGGACAACCCTATATCCAGGCTAAGATTCCAGATGGTTTAGAACCAAAATCTCCTGACTTTATTTTAAGAGGAGGTTACTTAACTGTAGGAGATTCTTTAACAGATATCAAAAGACTAACTAAAATGTTTTTTGATTTAAAGTCTCCTAACGGACTATTTTTTATTGCTAAACAAAACGTTTTATCTAATTCAGCTGCTCGTACTCAAACAAGTGGTGTATTAAATGAAGGTATTTATACTCCATTAAATACTTTAGCTCAAGCAGGTGTTATAGCTTTTGGAGGTCATTTAGATAAACAAGGAATAAACCCTTTTGCCCAAACCGGGGCATATGCTGTAGGAGACGGGTTATACAACTCAGTTGTAAAATCTTCCCAACCTCTAGAGGATAACCGTTTAGCTCAAATTCTTAAAGGTATAAATGAAAGTAGAACTACTAGTTTAAAAGGATTTAAATTTAATGAAGGAGGAGTAAATGTTTTATCTTATAAAGGAGGACCAGGTACTCCCTTAGGTGTAGGAAATACTAATATTAGATTTACTAATGTAAGAACCGGTGAAGCCTCTGGAATTAATTTTAAACAATACCAAGTAGGCATTGGTGGTAGTGATACTATTAGAACCGATATACCTAATTATATTTTAAATCTTTCATCATCGTTTGCTGGTACTGGATTAACAATACCTCTTTCGTCTGAGGGTATATCTCCATTTGTTCTTAACAATCAGTTAATTACTAATGTAATTCCTGAAGATCAATGGAGAACTTATCAAGCATTAGGATACCCACGTCATGAAGGTCCTTCATTTAATAAATTAAATTTACCTTTTATATTAGCTTCTGGTAGTTCTACTACTTATCAAAATTTAGCTATAAATGCTGGTGTTAGTGCTGATGTTGCTAAAATCAATAATGATTTTGAACATACTCAAGTTAATGTTTATACCCAAGGTAATACATGGCCCGAAACTAATAATGATTTAGTTTATGCCAATAATACGTTTACTTACAATCAGATAGATTTAATAAATCAACCTGAAACTGAAGGTAAGTTAACTAGCTCTCCTAGAGTTCAAGATTTTAGAAAAGAATTAAGGAGTACCTTAAAAACTCCCTATAAAGAACGAGCACTTAAATCAGGTGCTACACCTGAATCTCCAGACTACCAAACTAAAAATATTGAAACTAGAGTCCATTTAGGAGACCCTGGAAAACGTGCAACTAAAGACTATTCAAATTATACTACAGGTATAGCATACCAAGGTGCTGTAAAAGCCCTAGATAAAATAACAGCATTACCAATTTATAGAAGTGATTCTGTAGAAGAAGATTCTGAAGCTTACCCAGTAAATGATCTAGTTAAATTTAGAATAGCTGCTATTGATGGTACTGCCCCTAATTTTAAAACATTTATCCACTTTAGAGCATTTATAGATAGCTTTAGTGATTCATAT